GTGAATGGTTTGAGGTTATTTGTGCAATGCCAGCAGCATCACACAAAATAATAACGGACTACATTGGAACGGTTGATGACATTAAACCATTTAGTGGCGAAGAAAAACACAACACGGTTGGTGCATTCAATTCACGTGATGCAATTGGATTTATAGACAATGTTGAAGTTGGTGTACACGATACACTACCTATTAATCCTTACGCAGGTGATAGACTTTTCAAAGGTGATATCATAAGTATTTTTGATCCTAACAACACAAGTGAAATTGAATACTTTACTTTGCGTGAAAATGTGGATGTTGGAGATACTGAAATTCTTGTGCAGTTAAAAACAACCACATTTCCAATGAGAGAAGGCAGTATTATTGTCTACAAGAAAGGTGAAACAATGGAATCAAACAAAGTTCGTGCAAACATCTTCCAAATGAAAGGCAACGCAACGGAACCAGACATTTTGTTGAATGACTACATGAACGATGGGGAATTTATATTTATAGATCGGTACATTTATTGGAAATGGGCGGGTCAATATCACCGTGTAACTGGAACGATGCACGGATAATGCCATCAATGCCAAAAAAGGTGTATGGCTTTACACCACAAAAACAAAACAAGCAGGCAGAACAAAAGAACTGGCTTAAAGATAAGGAACACGAAAAGTTCTACAATTCAAAGGCATGGCGGCACCTATCTTTATCCTACAAAATGAAACATCCTGTGTGTGAGGTTGAAGGGTGCAATCAACCATCATACTACACGGATCACATTATTCCAATGTCACAAGGTGGTGATGAATGGAATGAAGAAAACTTTCAAGCATTGTGCAAGAGTTGCAACGGTTCAAAAACCGCGAAGCAAAGAATGTTAAAATAATTACATCAACAACAAAAGTCATTTAAAGATATTTGCATTAATGATCGGCGGTGCAATATATCAAATCTTAAATGTTCCAGATGTGACAAACTTAGTGGAACAGTTGAATTTCGGATTGGCACCACAAGAAAACTTATTTCCTCGCATTGTAATCACGGAAAGAAGCACACCAGAAAACTACAAAGATGGTTATTCTATAATCAATCACGATGTAGAAATTAACATCTACGCCTCAAAGGCTAAAGATGGCAACGGTGGGTTCTTACAAGCCTCAAATATAGCGGACATGGTTGAGTTTAAACTTTACCGATACAAAGGGATAATAGGTGGCAAAAGAATAGATCAAACACTACTAAGCAATCAGGAAATATTATTTGACAATTCAAGCCAGTGCGCGCGTGTGATCATGGAATATTCAGTTCGTGAAAACATTAGCGGCATGCCACAAGGAGACATACAAGACTTAGTACAAACAATTTCAGCAGAGGGCGCAATATTAGAAAACTTAGCGTGCTTAGTTGATAACGTAACAAACTTATAAAATAAAAGAAAATGACAATAGAAGAATTGGTTGCTTTAAAAGGTGGCAAATATGCAGATAGCGGTGCAACAGTAACAGGAACAAATAGCACAAATTACAGATTTTTAGTTGTGAATGACGATGTGGCTTTTAGCGCGTTAACAGATACAGATGATAATGATGTGTTGACTGAATGGGGTATTGCCGGTAAGACTATTACAAGCGGTATGGTGTTAGCACCTGCAAGCGGTAAACCATTCAAAACGGTAACAATCACAACAGGTTCAGTACTTTTAATCAAACTATAAAATGTTTGGGTTTGGGTATCAATATAGTGCCATTAAAGGCGGTGTGTCATTAGGGAAAATAATATTTGATGCCTATCGATTACGCGTTGAAAGTGATGGTGGTATAGTAGAGAATAAAACGTGCGCAACTAATGCAATAAAACAACTTACAAGAATACAATGAGTTTATACACTGACGCAAGCCTTATAATGTACCCTTCGGGCTACAAGGAGGATAAAATATATAGTTTAAAGCCAACCGATGGAAGTGGCGATTTGACATTTACAAGAGCAAGCACCGCAACAAGGGTAAATGCTGATGGGTTGATAGAAACAAGCCCCGTTAATTTGGCGCTTTATTCAGAGCAGTTTGATAATGCGGCGTGGGGCAAATTGGCAAGTGTTTCAATTACTGCAAATGCCACAACCTCACCAAATGGAACGACTACCGCAGATTATGTCACATTTTCATCAAGTGGTACAACTACGCAATTATACCAAGTAATTACAGCCCAAGCAATAATAACACAATCTTTATATATTAAATATATTAGTGGTACGGGTACGGGGATAAGATTGTCAAATGGAAGTGATATTAATTATGGATTAAATTTAGAGTTTACCAATAGCGGGGCAACATTAACTGGCACGGCTGGAACAAATGTAATTAGTTATGAAATTGTAAATGTCGGAAATAATTGGTTTCGTGTTTCGTTGACATATTCATATACTAACCCTGAATTTAATTTATATCGATACACGGGAACTGGAAGTGATGTTTATGCAATTTACGGCGCACAACTAAACATCGGCGCAACCGCTAAACCTTACTTCCCAACCACAGACCGTTTAAACGTACCCCGAATAGACTACACTTCGGGATGCGGTAAATTACTTTTGGAACCGCAGAGAACGAACTTGGTTACCTACTCAAACGCATTTAATTTTTGGACTTTATCGGGTGATGGAGTTGGGCAAAGTCAAACGAGTAACTATGCAATTTCTCCCGATGGGACAAACAACGCAACAAGACTACAATTAAATAAAACGGGGGGTACATTTTCAAGATTATCGCTTTCTAATACGGGAACAATAGGCGGTGCAGGTATTGCTTATACTATTTATTTAAAAGCTAACATAGGTACTTCTAATGTGTACATCCAATCGGGACCAAACATAAGCTCTGCAATCAATGTTACAAGCGAATGGACACGATATGAAATAATAGGTAATGCATCTGGAGGCACAACAACTTGTGTTATTGGTATTGCTGATTCTGTAAGCGGAACAAGTGAAACGGCAGATATTTTAATTTACGGAGCACAATTGGAAAACGGCTCTTATAGTACAAGTCTAATAAACACGTCGGGAACTGCTGTGACAAGATTGGCGGACTCTTGTTCAATGACTGGTATTAGTGATAAAATAGGGCAGACTGAAGGAACTTTGTTTGCGGAGGTTAATTTTACAGACACAAACGTAGACCAAACTTATGTAATTATTTCAGATGGAACTTCAAATAATCAAATATCAATTGGATGGTCTAACGCGCTCAATGCTTTAATCGCATTCATCCGTACTGGCGGCTCTTCACAAGCATTAATGACATTAGTAAGTCCAGCAAGTGGAGTGAAAAAAATAGCAGTTGGTTACAAATTAAATAATTGCGCTTTATACATTAATGGTGTGCTTGTTGCATCCGACTCTTCAGCAATTATGCCAGCTTGCAGCCGTGTTGACATTGGCGGGACATTTACTGCTGGGTCTGAATACCCAATCAACCAAGCCCTACTATTCCCTACCCGCCTAACAAACACTCAACTTGCAACCCTAACTACAATATAAATTGTAATACAATATGAATAAGTACATAAAATACGAGTTTACAGACCTTGCAGAATGGTCTAAATTCCAAGCTAAGATACAAGTAAAAAGCACCGATACAGAAGGTAACGAGGTTTACAATTACAAAGATGTTGCAGTTGTTGAATTAGGGCATATCTGCAAGGCATACGAACTAAACGAAGAAGGTGATAAAGTATGCTCAGACCTTGCAACAACTTGGGCGGTGGATATTGTATGGTTTAGAACCCCTTTGCCATCGTTTAAGCCATTCGAAGTATTCCCAAAGCCTACCACACAACTTCATATATTTGGAGGCTATGAGGCGGCTTATTTTAAGTCATATTGTGAGGCTTATCCAGATTCAGAACTTTGCGTTATTCCAGAAGTAAATGATGTTGTCGGATCTTAAAGTTTATTTGCTAAACATCTTATCTTTCGCGGTGTCATTTAGTGATCTTGACATGGTTCTGAAATTTGTTCTTTTGGTGGTGTCAATTGGTTACACAATAGAAAGATGGATTAAATTAAGAAAAGGTGAGTCGAAAGGAAAAGATTGATCTTATCTTATCCAAGTGGGTAAGCCGCAAACTAACTGTTTTTGTGGTTGCATCCATTGGGTTGTTTATTGGTTCTGTAAGGTCGGAAGATTGGGTGATAATTTCAACGGCTTACATAGCAATTGAAGGTGTCACTAACATAGTGGAACGATTACGCAAATGATGACCACAAATGAGATTGTAAAAAAATACGGTAAGCCTAATGAAACCGGTGAGGGTTATTTGACTACAATTTTATTACCTTATCCAATGCGTTTGGCTTGGGACTTAGATACAAAGGTTTCTAAAATGAGGTGCCATAAGTTGGCAGCAGAAGCATTTTTAAACGTCTTCAATGATTTGCTTGCTGAGTATGGAATGAAGGAAATAGAACGGCTTGGAATTGATTTATTCGGTGGGTGTTTCAACTACAGAAAGATGAGGGGTGGAACAAGTTGGTCTACACACGCTTGGGGAATAGCAGTTGACCTTGATCCTGCAAGAAACAAATTAAAAGAAACTGCAAAGACTGCAAGATTTGCACGGCCAGAGTACCAACCAATGATTGACATATTTTACCGGCACGGCTTTATTAGTCTGGGGATAGAAAAGAATTATGACTGGATGCACTTTCAGTTAAAAAAATAAACACAAACACACACATAACATGAGCCAATACGATATAACATTTAAAACCTTTGCAGATTATCCCCGACAAACAGATGAGTTTAAGAAGGCTTACTATGATCGGATTAGTGCAATTGTTGGCAAATCACCGCTAACCATTAAGGACCATTACACACTTTACAAATCTAAAGTAGATCAGTATTGCGAAGATGCAGGTGTTCCAACCAAAGATGTCAAACACGGTTGGGTAAAAACAAAAGATACTTCTTTATTCTTCACTAATCCAGATTATGAAGGTGCGGTTTCATACGATCAAATAAGAGATAAGCTAATTGCAGAATTAAAAAGCTATTCACCAAAGTATCCTACTATAAAAAGGAACAAATCAAAAGATGGGCATCTATTAGTTATTGATCCGGCTGATGTTCACATTGGCAAATTGTGTGAAGCATTTGAAACTGGTGAAGACTATGATACAAACATTGCCGTTAAACGCGTTTTGGAGGGGGTGCAGGGCATCATTGATAAGTCGCAAGGGTATAACATAGACAAGATTTTATTTATCGGTGGTAACGATATTCTACATATAGACAATCCCAAAAGACAAACAACATCAGGCACACCTCAGGACACAGATGGAATGTGGTATTCAAATTTCTTAAAAGCCAAACAAGTGTATGTTGATGTTCTTGAAATGTTGATTCCAGTGGCTGATGTACATTTCACTTTTAATCCCAGTAACCACGATTACCAAAGTGGTTTTTTCTTGGCTGATGTTATTAGTTCATGGTTTAGAAACAACAAGAATATAACATTTGATTGCTCAATTGCCCACCGGAAATACTTTGCTTATGGTACTTCATTAATTGGAACCACAC